CGACGACCCGCACTCGGTCGAGGGCGCGAACTCGGACGCCATGCGCCGCTCGACGAACGAGTGGTTCCTCGAAGCAGTCCCGACGCGCCTCAACAACCCGAAGCGCTCGGCCATAATCGTCATTATGCAGCGCCTGCATGAGGAGGACGTGAGCGGCATCATCACGGAGAAGCAGCTCGGCTACGACCACATCATGCTGCCCATGCGCTACGACGAGACGCGCCATTGCGTCACCCTGCTGGGCGTCGAGGATCCGCGCACGGAGGATGGCGAGCTGCTGTTCCCGGCCCGGTTCCCGGAGGACGTGGTGGACCGCGACGAGAAGGTCATGGGTCCATACGCGACCGCCGGCCAGTTCCAGCAGCAGCCGACGCCGCGAGGCGGTGGCGTCATCAAGGCGAGCTGGTGGCAGCCGTGGGACGCCGACGCCTACCCGCCCATGGACTTCGTCATCGCCAGCTTGGACACGGCCTACACGACCAAGCAGGAGAACGACTACAGCGCGCTCACCGTCTGGGGCGTGTTCTCGCGCGACAACACCATCGCGTTGGCTAACAAGGTCGCCAGCCGCGACGGCGAGACCATCGCCGAGGTTCAGCGCTACTACGTCGAGGGCGCTCCCCGCGTCATGCTCATGGCTGCGTGGCAGGAGCGGCTGGAGCTATCCGAGCTGGTCGAGAAGGTGACCAACAGTTGCCAGCGCATGCGCGTGGACAAGCTATTGATCGAGTCCAAGGCCGCCGGCATCTCGGTGGCGCAAGAGATCCGCCGCCTCTACGGCTCCGAGGACTGGGCCGTCCAGCTCATCAATCCGGGCGCGATAGACAAGCTGGCCCGGCTCTACAGCGTCCAGCACCTGTTCTCGGAGGGGCTGATCTATGCCCCGGATCGACATTGGGCGGATCTGGTTATAAGGCAGTGCGAAGTCTTCCCGAAGGGCAAGAACGACGACTTGGTGGACACCGTGGCCATGGCGCTGCGCCACCTGCGCGAGCTTGGCATGCTGTCCCGCTCTGCGGAACGGTCGGCGGAGATTGAGGACCAGCTTATGCATCGGGCGGGCGCTCCCGCGCCGCTGTATCCAGTTTGATGGAGGTTGAAATCGTGAGCCAGCGAATACTTGCCCGCGCCATCGTGGACGTGGAGGAGAGCCCGACCCCGATCAAGCTCGGGCGCTTCCGGGTTGAGGTTTTCGGAGACGAGCCTCATGATTACGTTCGCGTCTATACCGTCCGGGCGAAATCTGATACTCTCGCCGCGCAGGAAGGTCTTCGGCTGTTTGTCGAGGAAATCGAGCTTTTACTTTCTGAAAAGGCGTAACAATGGCCGGTCTCGTTAATCCCAACATCCGCCTGCCCGGCCTGCCTGAGCCGGAACTCCCGGAAGTCATTATCGAGGCCGGAGAAGACGTGCCCGACATGGACGTGCAGGGCAACATCCTGCGCATCGAGCATGATGACGGCTCGGTCACGGTCAGCCTCGACGGCAAGCCCATCGACGGGCCGGGCTCCAGCAAGGCCGGTGGCTGGTTCGACAATCTGGTGGACGAGATTGACGACATTGAGCTTTCTCGGATCGCGGACGATCTGCTGCGCGGCATTGGCGACGACATCCAGAGCCGGCAGGAATGGATCGACGACCGGGCGCAGGGCATCAGCCTGCTGGGCCTCAAGATCGAGATCCCCGGCCTTCAGGGCGCGTCCGACGGCGCACCCGTCGAGGGCATGAGCAAGGTCCGGCACCCGCTGCTGCTGGAGGCGGTGCTCCGCTTTCAGGCCAACGCCAGATCCGAGATGCTCCCGACCGATGGCCCGGTGAAGATCCGGAACGACAACAACAACGCCGATCTGGCGCAGGATCAGCTCGCCCGTGCGCTAGAGCGCGACCTGAACCACTACCTGACAGACACGGCGTCCGAGTATTACCCTGACACCGACCGCATGCTGCTCATGCTCGGTTTCGGCGGGACGGCGTTCAAGAAGGTCTACTACTGCCCGCTGCGCAACCGCCCGGTCAGCGAGACGGTCGATGCTGACGACTTGATCGTCAACAACGCGGCCACCGACCTGCGCAACGCCAAGCGCATCACGCACCGGACGTACCTGCGGCCCTCGACAGTCAAGCGGCTCCAGCTCCTCGGCGTCTACCGCGATATCAACCTGTCGCAGCCCCGCTCGGCCTCTCTGGACGCCGTCCAGCGCGCCCAGCGGGCCACGCAAGGCATTGCGGACTCATCCATCAATCCGGACGACCGCGACCGCGAGATCTACGAGTGCTATTGCGAGCTGGACCTTCGGGGCTTCGAGCACCGCTTCAAGGGCAAGGAGACGGGCCTCGAAATCCCCTACCGCGTGACCATCGACGTGTCGTCGCGCGAGATCCTGTCGGTGGTGCGCAACTACGATGAGGACAGCGCGGAGCTGCCCGAGGCGCGCGTGAACTTCGTCAAGTACACGTTCGTGCCGGGCTTTGGCTTCTACGACATCGGCCTTTTGCACATTCTGGGCAACACCACCAACGCGGTGACTGCTGCATGGCGCGAAATGTTGGACGCAGGTATGTTCGCCAACTTCCCCGGCTTCCTAATGGCCGACATGGGCGGGAGGCAAAACACCAACATCTTCCGAGTGCCGCCGGGTGGCGGCGCGCTCGTGAAGACTGGCGGGATGCCAATCAATCAGGCGATCATGCCGCTCCCCTACAAGGAGCCCGGCCCGGCCCTGATGAACCTCGCCCAGAACATGGCAGAGACGGGCCAGCGCGTTGGTGGGACGGCTGAGCTGGCTGTCGGCGAGGGGCGCGCGGACGCGCCTGTCGGCACGACGCTGGCGCTGATCGATCAGGCCACGAAGGTGCTGAACTCGGTCCACAAGCGCATGCATGCGGCACAGGCCGACGAGTTCAAGCTGCTGGTGCGGTGCTTCAAGGAGCACCCGGAGAGCTTCTGGCAGCGGTGTCAGAAGCCCTCAATGCAGTGGGACGAGCAGACGTTCCTCAAGGCCATCAACGACTGCGATCTGGTCCCGCAGGCGGACCCGAACACGGCGAGTCAGACGCAGCGCATGATGAAGATCATGGGCCTGAAGCAGCTCCAGCAGGCGAGCCCGTCGCTCTACGACCCGATTGCCATCGACAGCGCCGCGTTGCAGGCCATGGGCTGGAGCAACCCGCAGCAGTTCATGGTCCCGCCGGCGTCGCTCCAGCAGAAGGATCCGCCCGAGGTCGAGTACGCCAAGGCGAAGCTGGCCATTGAGAAGCAGAAGGCCGACGCCGACACCATGCGAGCGCAGGCCGACGTGCAGAAGACGCTAGGCGGTCAGCCGGGCGACCAGACCGATCCGCTCAAGGTGGCGGAGTTGCAGCTTCGCGAGCGCGAGATGGGCCTGAAGCAGGCTGACACGCGACTTGACGCCGTGAACCGCGAGCGCGAGCGCGAGAGCCGCGAGCGTCTGGCGGCAGTCAGGCTGGCGCAGGACATTGCGAAGAACCCAATGGGGCTTCCGATAGTGCAGAACATGCTCGACCCTGCTATGTTGCAGAGATTGCAAAGCAACGAGCCCCCGCTGACGGAGTAGCGTAGATGGCCGGTGAGAAGATTGTCCAGCAGGCGCTGAAGGCGGTTCGTGAGCTCAACCCGCTGGGCCTGTTCTCCCGCGCCACGGAAGAGGCGTCAAAGATCCCGCAGGCCAAGGGCACGCCCCAGCAGATGCGGGCCGCGCTCCTGAAGCAGGGCGTCAAGCCGGACGAGCTGAAGTGGACCGGCTTTGACGACTGGGCCAAGGGCCGCCAGAGCGTCACCCGCGACGAGGTGGCGGACTTCCTGCGGCGTAATGAGGTGCGGGTTGAGGAGAGCGTGCTTGGATACAATCCGAGGGTAGCTTCTCTTGAGGCGCGAAAGCAGGAAATAGATAGAGAAATTGAGGCAATCGCTTCTCGTGAAATAGCGGCGGGCCGCGTGCCTGCTGAACATCCACAATATAAGGCACTTTCTGACGAGTATTACGACATCATTGATAATAGAATGTCTCGTGAGGTGCCGACCAAATTCGAGAAATACACCCTCCCCGGCGGCGATAACTATCGTGAGTTGCTGTTAAAGAGGCCGGAAGTCAAAAATGATGAGCCGGTTCTCTTTTCGATGCTTGGCGGGCAGGGAATGCGCCGCGTCGATCCCAACAACTACCGCTCCTCCCACTTCGACGACCCCAATATCCTCGCGCATCTTCGCTTGAAGGACCGCACTGACCCGGAGGGGCGGCGTATTCTGCACGTCGAGGAGATCCAATCTGACTGGGCGCAGGAGGGGCGGAAGAGAGGGTTTGCAGCGGACAATGCGAACCGGATTGCTGATTTGCAAAAGCAATCTTCCGACCTAATTGCTGGCCGTATGCCTAACCAGATGTCCCCTGAAGAGATTGAAAGACTTCGTGGGATTTCAGATGAGTTGGTGGCTCTTCAACGAAATACAGGAGGCGTCCCCTCCGCCCCCTTCGTCGAGAGCACTCCCAAATGGACCGACCTCGCCCTCAAGCGCGCCCTGCGCGAGGCGGCGGAGGGCGGCTACGACGCGCTTGCGTGGACGCCCGGAGCACAGCAGGCAAAACGGTTTGATCTGTCTCAGCAGGTGTCGCGCGTCGCCTACGATCCTGACAAGAGACGCTTGTGGGCCTACGATCCTGACGGCGAGAACGTTATCGATCAGGGTGGCGTGACTCCTGACAAGGTTTCCGACTACATCGGCAGAGAGGCCGCAGAGCGATTGCTGGCGCGTCCGCGCGCCCCCTACACCAATGCGAGCGGCACCCCTGTTCCCGGCTCGCACTTTCTTGAAGGGCAAGATCTATCTGTCGGCGGCGAGGGCATGAGGGGCTACTACGATAAGATCGTGCCGACGCAGCTTCAGAAGCTCGTGCGCCCGATGGATCCGAACGCCCAGTTTGGGACAGTGAGCATTCCGGGCCAGATGAGGAATACAGCCGATTTGTCGGGCCTCGACGAGGACGCTGCCCGTAGCGCCTACAACGCAGGGAAAATGCAGCGGGAGATGATTGACCTCCCCTCCCTCAACATCACCCCCGCTATGCGCGAGAAGATCAAAGAGGGCCTGCCGCTTTTTACGATGGTTCCGGGTGCTGTCGGCCTCGGCATGGCGCAGCCGGGGCAGGAAGAGCCTCGCGACGGTTTCGCAGACGGTGGCGTCATCCTGAAGGCGCTGCGGGCCGTGCGCGGTCTGCCGCCCGCCGAGAACTCCCGGCTGACCCAGATCGCGACGACCGGGCCGTCCTACGACAAAGCGCTCCGCCATCTGGAGCGTGCCGGCATTGAGGGCCGGGCCATCGACTACGGCGCGGGGCGAGGCCACGGCCTGCGCAGCATCGGGGCCGACACGTTCGAGCCCTACCCGCAGGGCTGGACGCCGACGTTCACCAAGCCCGAAGACATCCCGGACGACGTGTATCGTCGCCTCGTGAACCTGAACGTGCTCAACGTGCTGGACCCGGAGGCGCGCCAGTCGGCGGTGCTCAACATGGGCCGCGTCGTGGAGCCGGGCGGAGGTGGCGTGATCTCGACGCGCGGTCGCGACGTGATGGCTGCGAGGGGCGAGCCGGGACCGGAGCCCATGTCGCTCATCATCGGCGAGGGCGACAGCGCCCGCTACCAGAAGGGCTTCACGCCGCGTGAGCTGCGCGAATACGTGGGCGACACACTCGGCCCCCGCTTCGATGTCGAGCCCTCCGATGTAGGCGCGGCGTCGATCATGTTCCGGCGTAATCGCGAGGATGGTGGCGCAGTCGATTTCAACGACGCGCCCAACTACACGCTCGACAGCGATGCTGCCTTCTTCGACATGAGCCGCGTGTTTCCGCCAGCACCGGCGGGCAAGATCCCCAATCGCGCGGAGGACATTCCGCTCAACAGGTCGTTCAGGCCAGCGCAGCCCGAAGTGGTTGACCGGGCGCTTGAAGTGGTGCGCTCCGAGCCTCGCCCGATGGACATCCGGGTGTCGCGCCAATCTCCTCCGCCCCCGCGTCCTGCGCCTGTGCGTGCCCCGGCTCGTGCTCCGGCTGCACCCGACAGGTCCGAGTCCCGGCGTCTCTGGGAGATCTACAACGAGACTGGCAACCCGGCAGACTTCGTTCGCGCCAGCAACGCCATGCGTGCGGGGCGTGCGGAAGGCGGCCGCCTCCTCGAAGACCAGTACCTTACGCACTACCTGCCGAACGTCGGGCGTCAGGTGATGGCGGATGGTGGCGTACCTGTTTCTGAAGGTGAGAAAAACGCCCAATTGAACGACATGGTTGCATATGCGGACAGGCTCGACCGGGCGGCCCGCATGCGCGATGTTGGTCAGGCTCTGTCTGAGACATGGCCCGCGCAGCTTGCTCGCTCTATCGTTGGCGGAGCGGCTCTTCCGCGTGACGTGTACGAAGGGCGCGTAGATCCTACGAGCGAGATAGGCATTCAGCGGGCGATGGATTTATCTAGCGCGGTGATGGGTGGCGGCATGACTGTAGGGTCAGCGCCGCGCGGATCTATCGGCATGTTTCTTGGCCCGTCCGCTAAGACGGCAGACCTTCAGGCGCTCGAAGTTGCCCGCGATATGGTAAAGAAAGGCGCAACCCGAGACGAGATCTATGACGCGACCAAGTGGCTTCAAGGCGCAGACAAACAGTGGAGGTTTGAGATCCCTGACACGGCAGCGTCTATGCGTCCGGGATACATAGAAAAGTATACTGTTGGCGAAGCAATCGATCATCCTGAATTGTTCAGGGCATATCCGCAGCTTGCGGATGTGGATTTTTACGCGAACCCGATTAAGAAGGGCGGCATTCAGGGGATGTGGAGTGGCAATCCAAACGTAAAAGAGACGTTCCCCACGCTCCAAATTGGCAAGTATGCGAAGAATCCGCTTTCAAGCGCGCTGCATGAATTGCAGCATGGGGTTCAGGCCATGGAAAACTTTGCTCCGGGAGGAAATACTCTTGCTCTCAAGAAGGGAACGCCGGCGTGGGCTATTTACCAAGAGCGCCTTGCTGCGATCAAAAAACCTTTACCGCTTGAAACCTATGCTGCTGTCGCTGGTTTTGGAAACGACATTGAAGCCGCTAGAAAGTCTTACCCTTCATATCTGAAGGCCGTCAAAAATCCTTCTCAGCTTGTAAAAACTGAAGCTCAAAAGTATGCGGTTAAAACCGCATATCTTCGATCTGCCGGAGAAGTTGAAGCCCGCAACGTCCAGACGCGCGCACAAGAGGGATACGACAAGCGGCCATGGGAGACGCAACAGTTCCCGGATGAGATGCAAATCGTCCGCGAGCGTTCCAAAGAGCGAGACGGTGGTGCAGTGGAGGGTGCCTTGCACATTGCTCGCGGCATGTATGCTGACGGAGGAGAGACCATGGACCCTCCGCTTACGACGCCGGATCAGCGCCTCGACGTGATTGACAACTACCTCGAAGACGCTGTTGACCAGAGCCTCAATCGCGGCCCGGCCATGCAGTTCAATCGGTTGCCCGTGCCGAGCGAGCCGCACACGACGCCAAATGAGCGAATTGGCGTCCTTACGACTTACGGTGGAGACGTTGCTGATCAGAGGCGCTATCGCGACGCTGTTTCGGCGCAGCAGCCCGCCGTGGACCCGAACCGCCAGTCTTATCTGGAAGCATTTGGGCCGCCCCAGACGGGCGCTGGCTTGACGCCCAACGCTCCGGCTGAACTTCCCCCCGGCGAGTACGGTCGCCAGAAGCTCGACCGGATCATGACCGGGATCTTTGGCCCTAATGCGCGCGAGCGGGCAGTTTCTGCTGCGCAGAACCTCTTCGCTCCGCCAGACCCTAGCTTGCCTCCGGGTGAGTACGGGCGGCGTCGCCTTGACACCCTAATCAACAATCTGGTGGACCCTGCGCTGCTCGGCAGCAAGGCGACGCTGGGCGTCGAGGACATTCGTAGCGGCGCGGTTCTGCCTGACCGTGCTGGCGTGCCTCCAGCCCCCAGAGACTACGGAACGCTGCCCTCCAGCCAGTCCTTTCAGAGCACAGTGGCTCCCCCGGCGCAGACGCCGGTTGCGAAGACGGCGGAAGTTCGCGGCCCGTATGGTCAGTTCAGTGACGCCGACGTTGAGGCGTTGGCGAACATGATCGCTGGCGAAGCCTCGACGCAGGGCCGTGAGGGCATGGCGCAGGTCGGTCAGGTCGCGCTCAATCGCGTCCTGATGAACTACAACGACTACGGCAACACGCTTCAGGCGCAGCTTTCGCGCCCGCGCCAGTTTCTGGGCTACAACTCTCCGAACGCCAAGGCCATCATGGCGGGCGAGACGCCTCAGCAGCAGGCCATTGCGCAGCAGGCCCGCGAGATCGCGCGCGGCCTCATCGAGGGAACGATCCAGCCCAAGTTTGCCAACGCGACCGACTTCAATCGGGGCAGCACGTCGTTCAACGCCAAGCGCGGGGCGGCGAATGCTGCTCGTCTCGGCTCGCACACGTTCTTCAATGCGTCGCCGGCCTACGCCAAGCGGCTGGAGCGCGCTAAGCGCGAGCGTCAGGGGCGCGCGACGGGCGGCATCGTAGACGACGCGCTCGGTGTGGTGCGTGAGCTTCCGCAGCAGGAGCCCGTTCGCGTTGCCATGTTTGCCGGCGAGGGCGCTGTTGGGGCACCCTTGCAGTCTTTGGAGCTTGCCAAGCGGCTCATTGCCGAGGGCGCGAGCCCCGAGGAGGCTTATCGCGGCTCTGCCAGCGACGGTTCGACCGGCTGGTTCCAAGGTGCCGATGGGCGCTGGCGGTTTGAGGTCAGCGACAAGGACGCCACCATTAATCCGGAGAACTTTGAGCGCCTGCGCGCGGGAAACCCTGTTCGCCCGAGCGAGCTTCTTAGCCATCCTCGCCTGTTTGAAATGTATCCCAACCTCAACAAGATTAATCTCGGGATGGTGCCGCAGAGTGAGTACGATCAGGGCCTGATGGGTAGCTTCAACAACAGGACAAACACCCTGTCGCTGCCTCCGGATCCGAAGCAGGCTCAGTCAACCATGCTGCACGAATTGCAACACGGCATTCAGAATAGCGAAAATTTTGGCACTGGCGGCGGCAGCACTGCGATCAAGGAGGCTCTGAAGTCCGAGGTTCTTCTGGAGCAGATGCGCGCCAGCCGCAGGGCCACGGAAATGCGGAAGCAAATAATGGACCGCATGTTTGATACCGATTATGCGGATCCTGAGCAGCTTTCCAAGTTTCGCGAGTTTCAAGCAGAAAACGAGCGCCAAATCGCTTCCGAGCAGGAACGCATTCCGGCTCTAAAACAGCGATTTGAAGAGCTTAATCCGACAGGGCGCTGGGGTTCCCTGAAGAACTACGAGCTTTACCGGCGTCTTGCGGGCGAAACTGAAGCCCGCAACGTCCAGAACCGCATGCAGATGGATCTGGATGAGCGCCGGGCCTCGTTCCCCGGAACGACGCAAGAGTACCCCAACGAGGAGCAGTACATCCGAATGCGCGGCGAGCGTGCAGATGGTGGCGAAGTCGAGAGCGCCATGAATGTCGTGCGGGGCATGTATGCGGACGGTGGATCGCCTGCGGCAGAAAAGTACGAGGCGATGCCCGGATTTTTCTCTCGTATGCTGGGGCTGAGTGGCGGCTCCCAGCCAGAAGCTGACATCCAGCAATACGAGAACCGCATGCGCGCTATTGCGCAGCAGCCCGCAGACATCCAAAGCATGACGCACGCGCCCAGTAAGCCGATGCGCCCCATCGAGATTGAGGGCGGCTTCATCGGCAAACGTCAGCTTGGTGAGGCCCCTTACGACGTGGCAGGCCCCCTGTCGGGCATGGCACAGACCGCGTACTCGCTCAAGACCGTGCCCTTCTATTTCACGCCGGCTGCGCCGTTTGCTGCTGCGGCAGATCTTGGCGAGGCGGCAATCGACACCAAGAGCGCCCTCGACAAGGGCGACTACCTCGGCGCAGGAGTGACCGGCGCTCTTGGCGTTGTGGCACCTGCGCTTGCCTATCGCAAGCAGGCGGCAGACGCCGTGCGCAGCGGTCTTGAGGCCGCTCGCCGCTTCGTCGCTGGCAACCCCGGCACGGCGACTGCGGTTGGCGCTGGTGCTGCCGTCATGACACCGGAAGAGGCGGAGGCGGGCGGTTCGGGTTTGGTTCGCCGTGGGCTTGAGGCGATAAATCCTATTCGTGCATGGCACGGATCTCCTCGTAAATTTGAGCGCTTTGATATATCGCGTGCCGGATCTGGGGAGGGCCAGCAGCTTTATGGCAAGGGCATGTACTTCGCGGATGATAAAAATCGCGCTTTAGAGTTCGTTGGTGACCCGGAAGATCGCTATCGTCGCTTTTCTGGCCAAATGACACCTAAAGAAGAGATTGCATTTGATCTTGCAAATCGCCCGGATGCGAGGGACATGGACATCATCTCGGCGCTTGCTAGGAAGTATGGCGAAAACATCTCTTTTGACGAAGCTCAATCCATTGCTCTAGATGCTATGAAGCGTCGTGGTAGTTTATACGAAGTTGACATTAATGCGCCGCGTAAAAAATTTTTGAATTGGAACAGACCCCTTTCCGAGCAATCACTAGATGTCCAGAGTGTGCTTACTCCTGAGAGAATGGGTCTTCGCGAGGCCCTGCTGCCGGGCGGTAATTATGCGTGGGTAGATGAGACTGGGATGCCTGTTGGTGTCATTTCCAATAAAATGCCAAAGAAGCCATTTCTCTCTGAGTTTAGTGGAAATCGAATCTACAACATGATTGGCCGCAACGATCCAGATCGCTCAACTTCAGTTTTGCGCGATTTGGGTCTTTCAGGGAATTTGTACCAAGATCCCAAGAGCTTTGGACTTTCGCGCCCCTCACACAACTATGTTGTTTTTGATCCAGCGCGCGATGTCGAGATTTTGAACCGATACGCCGACGGCGGATCTGTTGCAGATCGTGCTATGATGCTTGCTCGTGAGATTAACTCGTCGCCGCGCGAGGAAACTGTCCCTTAACCAAGCGGCACGGGGGACGCCCCGTCAACTCCGGAGTGACGTGCATGTCTGACATGGCAAAGAAGGCCCGCGAGGCAATGAAGGGCAAGGCCCGAAAGCTCGCTGGTGAGAAGGATCAGAAGGTCGATAGCTCTGACTGGTCGCCCGCCGAGCCGCTGAACGCGGAAGTGAAGACGGGCATGCGCCCGATCTCGCGCCGGGCGTACAAGTCTGGCGGCAAGGTCGAGGGCGCGAGCGCCCCGAAGAACCTTGGTCGCGCCCAGCGCAAGGCTGGCGGCAAGGCCGAAGAGAAGTCCGAGGCGGCAGAGTACGCCAAGGCGAAGATCAACCGCGACGCCAAGGCGGCCAATCAGGAGCGCGAGGGCATCAAGCACATTGGTGGCCTGAAGTCTGGCGGGCGTGCGAAGAAGCAGCATGGCGGCGAGAACAGCGCCCCGCCCCCCGGCATCCGTGGCCGCGTTCGCGACATGCTGAAGAAGGTCCACCCCGGCGATGCGGCGGTCCAGCGCGAGCAGCTTCGCGATGTTGGCAGCAGCCAGACCAGCAACATCCCCGCCGAGGACCGGGCTCGCATGGAGCGGATGGCCGGAGAGTCCGGCATGAAGAAGGGCGGTCGCGCCAAGCGCAAGGATGGCGGCAAGATCGCCACGACCCTCGCCGGGCAGGAGAAGATCCAGAAGGAGCAGGCGGCTGCTTCCAAGCCGACGCGCGGCAAGGCCCAGCACTACAAGAAGGGCGGTCGCGCTGAGAAGATGATGGGCGGCCCGATGATGGACCCGCGCATGAACATCGTGAAGCCGAAGGCTATGGACTTCACCGGCGCTCAGGGCACGCCGTACAAGAAGGGTGGCCGCACCAAGAAGCTTGGCGGCGGCGCTCTCATGGGCGGCATCCTCCCGGCCATGGCCATGGGCGAGATGGGCGGCAAGGACAAGGACGAGGGCCGCACGGCTCGCAAGTCTGGCGGTCGCACGAAGGCCAAGGGCAAGACGAACATCAATATCGTCATTGCCGCTGGCAAGCCTGCAACTCCCGAGATGATGCAGGGCGCTGGTGGCCCCTCAATGCCTCCGGGTGGCATTCCGGTTCCGCTTCCGGGTGGCGCACCGGGCGGCGCTCCCTCCCCGATGCCGATACCGATGCCCATGCCGATGCCTTCGGCCCCTCCGAGCATGCCCAGCCCGATGGGTCGTAAGACCGGCGGTCGCACTGTCGCCAAGTCCTACAAGGACATGACGGCTGGCGCTGGGTCTGGCGAGGGTCGCATCCAGAAGACCGAGATTGCCGAAGGCAAGCGCGAGGCGCGCAAGGCCGGCGGAAAAGTTTACCGCTCCTACAAGGACATGGACGCGGGCGCAGGATCAGGGCTTGGGCGCTTAGAAAAGACGGAAATCCAAGCGCGCAAGAGCTGATAAACGGGGGCGGCTGGTTCGGTACTCAGCCGCCCCTTACTTCTCGAAGGGGGATCTACCATGGCGCAGACGTTCAGCGCGTATTTCGCGCACGAACTGCAAAAAATCATCGAACAGGAAATCAAAGAGAGGACAGACAGTCTTGGCACAGGCATGGGCGTGGTTGATTTCGTCGATTACCGACACAAAGTTGGGGTAATTACTGGCCTCCGGCTAGTAAAAGACGAACTTTTCAGCTTGGCTGAAGATAGCTGCAACCGAAAAGAGTTCGGTCGGTAGCAATAAGGGGAGACAAAATGTCTAACATTGCGATGTTGCACGAGAAGGATCCAAAGGAGGTTCTTCTGGAGCAGGTTGGGGACATCTCCAAGATTGATGTCTTCAACATGCAAGTGCTTGTGGCGGTCTATATTCGCCCCGAAAAGACTAAAAGCGGCATCTTTCTGTCCGATAAGGCCCGCGACGAGGACCGTTACCAATCAAAAGTGGGCCTCATCATCAAGAAGGGGCCGACTGCGTTCGTTGATAAGGACGGAGAGTGGTTCTCTGGCCTCGACATCAAGGAAGGCGACTGGATTGTGTTCCGCCCGTCTGACGGTTGGAACGTCACGGTGAACGGCACGCTCTGCCGGATGCTCGATGACATGTCTATCCGCGCCAAAATCTCGCATCCCGATCTGGTTTGGTGAGGAAAACATGTCCAGCAACGACGAAAAAATCGAAGTTGAGATCGAAGACAGCGTTCCCGAGGTCGAAAAGACCGGAAAAGAGCCTGAAGTAGAGGCAAGACAGGAACTTGAGCCCGATGATGGGATCAAAGACCTCAAAATGCGCCTCGAACAGGAGCGAATGGCCCGTGCGGAGGCCGAAAAGCAGGCTCAGGCGGCCCGCGAGCACGCCTACTACGCCAGCAATGAGGTGCATGACACCAATTTGCAGCTCGTGAAGAGCGCCATTGAGACCGTCAAGGGTAACAACGAGGTTCTGAAGCGCGCGTACAGCGAGGCCCTGTCTGTTGGCGACTACGGCAAAACCGCCGAGATCCAAGAGGCGCTTTCGCTCAACGCTGCGCGCCTCATGGAGCTAGAAAGGGGCCGCTCGGCCATGGAGCAGGCTCCCAAGCCGCAACGTCCAGAGCCCGCGCGCCCGTCAGACCCGGTGGAGGCGCTGGCGAATCAGCTTTCGCCTCGTTCTGCGGACTGGATCCGCAAAAACCCGAGCTGCGTCACCGATCAGCGCATGTACCAGAAGATGGTGGCGGCTCACAATCTGGCCCTCGCGGACGGAATGCAGCCGGACACCGACGACTACTTCGGCTTCATCGAGGACACGCTGAAGATCAATCGTCGCCCGTCCGCCGCCAAGCAAGAGGCGGAGGCTGATGACGACGCCTCGTCGTCTGCTGCCAAAGTGGTCCAGCGTCGCTCGGCTCCGCCGGCTGCGCCCGTCACTCGGGCAGGCAACGCCAGCGGCCAGCGCCCCGGCACGGTGCGTCTGACGCGCGCGGAGGCGGAAACGGCCCGCGATCTTGGCATGACTGAAGAAGAGTACGCCCTCAACAAGACGCTGCTTCAGAAGGAAGGGCGTCTCTAATTCTTGGAGACTACAATGGCTCGCGTTAGCAAGTTTCAGGAAGCGGCGGCCACCGTTGAGGCCGCCCCGGAGCGCCCGCCACTGCGCACCAACCCCAAGGAAGAGGATCCGCGTGAACGCGCCAGAAAGCGTGCGGAAGAGATCCGTGGGCACCTTGGCGGCCTCGATGAGGGCACGGATGAGTTCTACATCCCGCCCAGCATTGTCCCGGACGGGTGGACGTATGAGTGGAAGCGCCACACGATCTTCAATCAAGAGGATCCTGCCTACACCGTCCAGTTGGCGCGTGAGGGCTGGGATCCGGTCCCCGTTGATCGTTGCGCTCGCCATCGGTCAATGATGCCCGAGAACTGGACGAAGGGGACCATTGAGCGCAAGGGCATGGTGCTGATGGAGCGCCCCGCCGAGATCTCGGCAGAGGTGCGTCGCATGGATCTTCTGCGCGCCCGTCAGCAGGTTCGGGTGAAGGAGCAGCAGCTCGCCTCGACCCCGGACGGGACGATGACCCGCGATGACTCGCGAGTTTCGCCGAGGATCAGCAAGTCCTTCGAGGCCATACCAATCCCCAAAGATTGATTGGTGACAGCAAATAGAGCCGCCTCCGGGCGGCTCTTTACTTTTCAGCAACGAACAGTATTATGATCGGCTTATGGGTGCTCTGCGTCCATTTCTCCCCCCGGCGCGGGAGAATAGCTTATCCTTGCTTCCTTAGCCTCCCCGGTGTGAGGTGACGGAGCTTCCTGTAAGAAGGAGGAGCCGTCGTGCCGAATACAAACGCACCCTTCGGTTTCATTCCGTACCGTGGTAATGGCGCTGCGCCGACCTACGAGCTTGCGACCCGCTACATCAAGTCCGACAACACGACGAAGATCTTTCAGGGCGATCCTGTAATCCCCCTGACGACTGGGTACATCACCCAGATGTCTGCCGGCGGCACTGTCCGCTGCGAAGGCATTTTCTCGGGCTGCAAGTATCTCTCGACCTCTCAGAAGCGCGTTGTCTGGTCAAACTATTGGCCCGGCGCGGACGCCTCTTCGGACGTTGAGGCGTACCTGTACAGCAACCCCCAGATGCAGTTTGAGGTTCAGTCCTCTGATAGCGCTGGCACTGCTGCCGTGGCGTTCGCCAACATTGGCGAGTACGTCAACATCGGGTACGGCATTGGCCTCTCGGGTACGCCGAATGGCAACACCGCGAACGGCCTGTCCACGGCTTCCGTGAACGTCAACACGCTCGCCACCACGGTCACGCACCCGTTCATTGTTGTTGGTCTCATCGATTCGCCTCCGGGCGCGGAGGGTACTGACGCGGCGTCCGAGTTCAACCGCGTGATCGTTGCCTTCAACAACGCGTCCAGCCGCACCAACGGTGCCGGCCCGACTGGCCTCGCGTAAGAGATTGAGATGACTGAGTTTAAAGTTGTCACGAACTCTGATTTGCTGAAGTACACGCTCTTCAATCGCTCTCGCCTTGCTGAGAATGGTTGTTGGGAGTGGGTCGGCTATTATGGTTCTGGCGGCTATGGGATGATGAGCCGCGCTGGCAAAAATCAGCGGGCTCATCGTATTTCATATGAAGTGTACAAAGGGCCTATTCCTAAAGGAATGGTTGTTCGTCACTCGTGTGATAACCCTGCTTGCATAAACCCGGATCATCTCACCCTCGGAACGCAAAAAGATAACGTGTCTGACCGCGAGGCCAGAGGGCGGCGTGTTGTTAATGGCGAGGCAATTGGAACATCAAAGCTTTCTGAAAAAGATGTCCTCGAAATCAGGGCTTCAACTGAGAGCAATGACGTTCTGGCTAAGCGTTACGGCATAGATCCTTCAAATGTGTGGCTAGTCCGCACAGGCAGGTCGTGGCGACACATTCCTTCTAACCCTAGCCATTAGGGAGAGAACCTATGGCCGTAAATCTTAGTGCAATCAGAGACTTGCTCCTTCCCGGGCTGCGGGGGATCGAAGGCAAGTACGAAATGATTCCCAGCCAGTACGACAAGATCTTCACGAAGCACAACTCGAAGATGGCTCTGGAGCGCACCGCTGAGATGCGCTTCCTCGGCTATGCTCAGTTGAAGACGGAAGGCGGTCAGACGGCGTTCGATAACAGCGCCGGCGAACGTTACGTCTACAATCAGGAGCACGTCGAAATCGGGTTGGGTTACGCGATCACCCGCAAGGCCATCGACGACAACCTCTACAAGAGCCAGTTCGCCCCGTCGAACCTCGGCCTGATCGAGTCTTTCGCTCAGACCAAGGAAATCTACGGCGCGAACGTGCTGAACACTGCCACGACCTACAATGCGTCGGTCGGCGGTGACGGCGTCGCTCTTGTGTCGGCGTCGCATCCGATTGATGGCGGCACGATTTCCAACTACGTCACCAACGATCTTAACGAAGCCACGCTGCTGAATGGCATGATCGCCATCCGCACGAACTTCAAGGATCAGGCTGGCCTGAAGGTCTTCGCGCGCGGTCGTCGCCTGATCGTCCCGCCGCAGCTTGAGCCGGTTGCGATCCGTCTGACGAAGACGGAACTGCGTCCCGGCACTGCCGACAACGATGTTAATGCGATCATGATGACTTCGGGCGGCCTGCCCGAGGGCTACATGGTCAACGATTACCTCACATCGGCTCGTGCTTGGTTCCTGCTCACGAACATCGACGGCCTCTCCTACATGGAGCGCGTCGGCTTTGAAACCGACATGCAAGTGGACTTCGTAACTGATAACCTTCTCGTGAAGGGTTACGAACGTTACAGCTTCGGTTACTACAACTGGCGTTCGATCTTCGGATCGCTCCCGACCTGATGCTACAAGGCGGGGCTTCGGCCCCGCCTTTTTCTAGGCGTTTAATCGCGTTGACCGGCCTAGCGGGCGCTGCACAGACAACGCGATTTATCTCGTGCAGGAGGTAAAGATGGGAACTACTACTTTCACCGGGCCGATCAAGGCCGGTGACGTTCTCGACACGACTGGAACGACGGTCGGATCGATTAAAAACGTCGGCTTCGTAAAGATGTCTCAGTCCTCGGCGCTTACTCAGGCGACGAACGGCTCGACGGCTGGCCTTTATACGACTGACATCGTCGTTCCGGCTGGATCTATGGTCACCGCTATTCGCGTTTACGTGAATGTCGTGTGGGATGGGGCCGCTACGACGTTTTCTGTCGGCACGTCAGCTACGGCGACAGAGCTTGCGATCACGCAGGCCGGCGGCACGCTCGCAATCGTCAATGTTGCCCCGGGCGCTAGTGCTACGCGCGTAAATGCTTGGGCCGATGTTGGCGCCAGCGACGTGCGCATTTTCGTTCTTTCGGCCAACACGGGCGCTGGAACGGGATTCATCGAGGTCGAGTACGTTCAGGCTCGTAACATCGTCTAATAGGAGGCTTCCATGGGTGCTTACAAAGGCAAGGCTTCCACGATCAAGGAAGCTGAAGAGAAGACCAACGGCTTCAAGAAGGGCGGCATGGCCGCCAAGAAGATGGCCGGCGGATATGCTAAGGGCGGCTCGTCCAAGAAGGTCATGTCCTCTGCTGAAAGCTGCGAGCGTCCCGCCCGCAAGAGCGGCGGCGGCGTGTTTTCCTCGGCGGCGTCCGGCACGCCTCGCGGCAAGGCTTCCCACTACTGAGCGTTTTCTCCCTTTCCGTTCAGTCGTGGGAGCGGGGGCCTTTGAGCCCCCGCACTTGTATGGAGGGTGCGATGGCGAAGTCACCGGCATGGACCCGCAAGGAGGGCAAGAGCCCGAGCGGCGGTCTCAATGAGAAGGGCCGCGCGTCGCTCCGTGCCGCAGGTCAAGATATTAAGCGACCGCAGCCCGAGGGCGGTGCTCGCAAAAAGTCATTCTGTGCTAGAATGACCGGCATGAAGCGCAAGTTGACTGGCGCCGCTGCGGCTGCTGATCCTAATAGCCGGATCAATAAAGCGTTGCGAAAGTGGGACTGCTGACATGGCCTCCAAGCCGCAAAACTCAGGGCTCTGGGGCCGCGCCAAGGCAGCGGCCCGCGCTAAGTTTGATGTGTACCCGAGCGCCTACGCGAATGCGTGGGCGGCTAAGTGGTACAAGTCCAAGGGCGGTAAGTGGTCCGGCGATGACAATCGAGTCAACAAGGCGTCTGGCGGCGGCTTGGGCAAGTGGTTTGGCGAAGATTGGCGCGATGTGAAAACCGGAAAGGAATGTGGTAGGATTGAAGGTGAAAAGGGCAAGCGTCCTTATCCGGCCTGTCGTCCTGCCGCCGCTGCCGCCTCCATGTCCAAGGAGGACAAGGCGTCAATGGCACGGAAGAAAACCAGTTCGGCCCGGAAGACGTGGCCTGTCAGCCCCTCGGGCAAGCGTAAGGAAGACTGAATATGTCCACTACAGCTTGGTCAATCACGCAGAGCGGTCGGTATGAGCCGTTCGAGCTTCAGGTGGCGCGAGGCCAGATCTCGTGGCACCAGTCCATCACTGTTTTCGGTTACAACCCAGATGTTGATACGTCTGTCGAAACCGTGTGGCCCCAAGGTGGTCTTCTCACCTTCCCTGCTGCGGCTCTCCAGCTTTCGGTCAGCTCCAGCAATGCTGCGGACACGTCTGCGGGAACGGGTGCTCGTACCGTTTACCTTGAAGGTCTGGACGCGAACCACAATGTGATCAGCGAGACTGTTACGCTGAACGGTCAGACGGCGGTTACTACGACGAAATCGTACCTGCACATCAACAACTGCTATGTGCGGACGGCGGGTTCGGGCAATACGGCTGCGGGAACGATCTATTTCGGCACGGGCACCGTCACGGCGGGCGTCCCCGCTACGATTTACGACGTTATTGCGTTCGACTACAACGCCCGTGTTACCGGGAGCTACACGGTTCCTGCCGGGTACACGGCCTACGTGTTTCAGGGGTTGTTCTCGTCCGGTCAGGTTTCCGGGTCGAACGCTGTGACGGGTCGCCTCATGACGCGTGGGACCAACAATATCCGCCTCACGGCTGCGGTGGTCACCGTGAACAACAGTGCTGCGGATTACTCCTTCGAGTACCCGCTTGTCGTCCCTGAAAAGACGACGATTGAGGCGCAGGCCATCGGCGATGCTGCGAACAACGCTTGCTCCTCGATGTTCATCCTCGTTCTCGTCAAAAACGACGCTTCCACGTAAGGAGCTGTCATGGCGACCAGCGGCACGTACACGTTCAACCCCGGGCTCGGCGAGATCGTTCTGTACGCCTATCAGAACATCGGCGTCAGGCCTGCGGCTATACTGCAGGAGCACATGGAGGTTGCCAGAATGGCAACCAACATGATGCTTTCCCGCTTTAGCAACCAAGGAGTCAACTTGTGGGCCGTGGATCTCATCACGACGCCACTGGTTCAGGGCACGGCGACGTATGCTGTCGATGCGAACACGGTGATGATCCTCGACGCTTACATCGTGTCGGACAGCATCGACCGCATCATCCTACCGATCAGCCGCACCGAGTACGCGTCCTACCCCAACAAGGCGCAGCAGGGCTTCCCGACCACGTTCTGGTTCGACCGCCTGATTTCGCCGATCGTCACGCTGTGGCCCGTCCCGGATGGCTCCCAGACGAGCCTGAAATACTACCGAGTGCGCCGTTTGCAGGACAGCAACCTTCAAGGCGGCGAGCAGGTCGAGGTGCCCTATCTGTGGCTTGAGGCGTTTGCTGACGGCCTGACGTATCGTCTGGCGCGGATCTGGTCGCCCCAGATGGCTCCGGCGCTGAAGGCTCAGGCGGACGAAAGCTACGAGATCGCGGCGGCTCAGGGCATCGAGCAGGCGCAGCAGTACATCTCGCCCCAACTTTCCGGCTACTGGAGGGCCTGATGGGTTACGCCAGCCAGCAGGGTCGCGCGAAAGTCAGTGCCAAGAGCCCGAGGGCAGCCGGTCAATGTGATCGCTGTGGCTTTTTGTACACACACTCAGACTTGCGGTTCCAATTTGATTGGCGCGGCGCGTCGCTTCAGAACACCCGCCTGCTTGTGTGCAGGTCGTGCGAAGACACGCCCCAGAACCAGCTTCGCGCCATTGTCGTGCCGGCTGATCCGATGCCGATCCAGAACCCACGCGTGCCGAACTACGCGCAGGCGGCGAGCAATACGCGCGTCACTTCCGGGCTGGATACCGTCAATCAAGAGACGGGCATCCCTGTCCCCGGTGGCAATACGCGCATCACGCAGAACGACGACACTCGTGTCACGCAGCAGACTGGCGAGCCGCCGGGTGGCCTCAACGAGCAGCCCGGTACGGATCCAAATGTTCCCGGCCCTGTCAATCTGCCTCCAAACAACACTTCCATTCCAGAGACAGGGCCGCTCTGATGTCGCAAGTCCAAATCCCGAACCTCGGCGCGGCGATAGCCCTCAACGGGACCGAGCAGCTTGAAGCCGTGCAGGCGGGAACGTCTGTTCGCATCACGACGGCACAGATTGGCGCTCTCACGCCTGCCGGGCCGATTGGCCCGACGGGTCCGACCGGCTCGACCGGCCCCACTGGCCCCTCTGGTGGCCCCATTGGCCCAACCGGCCCCACCGGCGCGACCGGCCCCACTGGCTCAACGGGTCCAACGGGCTCAATTGGCGTCACCGGCCCCACCGGCGTTGCAGGCCCCACCGGTCCGCAGGGCATTGTCGGCCCCACCGGTGCGACTGGCGCGGCGTCCTCTGTGGCTGGCCCCACCGGCCCCACTGGCTTGCAGGGTCCGCAGGGGTTGCAGGGCGTTCAGGGTGACATCGGCCCCACGGGTCCGTCCGGCCCCACTGGCCCGCAAGGTCAGTTTGGTGGCCCGACTGGTCCTACGGGGCCTGCATCCACCGCTGTTGGACCTACTGGGGCTACAGGTCCGACTGGTCCTACGGGGCCTGCATCCACCGCTGTTGGACCTACTGGGGCTACAGGTCCGACTGGACCTACGGGTGCCGCCTCTACAGTTGCTGGTCCTACTGGCCCAACGGGCAGCATCGGCCCGACTGGTCCGACGGGTGCCGCCTCTACAGTTGCTGGTCCTACTGGACCTACGGGTACAGCAGGATCTGCCGGCCCAACTGGACCTACGGGCACAGCAGGATCTGCCGGCCCGACTGGTCCGACAGGAGCACCTTCTACCGTTGCTGGCCCTACTGGCCCGACGGGTACAGCAGGATCTGCCGGTCCGACCGGTCCGACGGGTACAGCAGGATCTGCCGGTCCAACGGGTCCGACAGGAGCACCTTCTACCGTTGCTGGCCCTACTGGCCCGACGGGTACAGCAGGATCTGCCGGTCCAACGGGTCCGACAGGAGCGCCTTCTGCCGTTGCCGGACCAACAGGCCCCACTGGTTCGCTTGGGCCGACCGGCCCTACCGGCTCGATCTATCCTACGGGTGGATCGCCTGATCGTATCTTCTACGAGAACCAGCAGACGATCACGGCAAACTACACGCTGACTGCAAGCTACAACGCTGGTACATTCGGGCCGGTCACTATTAATGCCGGGGTTACCGTCACGGTTCCCTCTGGTTCAACATGGAGCATTGTCTAATGCCCGTAAGTATCAAAGGCACCGGGGGCGGCGGGGTTACGCTAGACGCAGGCGCGGCTGCGAGCAGCACGACCCTGACCCTGCCTAACGTGAATGGTACGGTGGTCCTGAACGCAAGCCCGACGTTCACGGGGACAACGACCGCTGATAATCTGTCTGTCACGGGCGCTCTTGTCCCGTCTTCTTCGTTCCTGCGGAATCGCATCATCAACGGGGCGATGTTCGTATCCCAGAGAGCGACATCTGCCACCGTTACGGCTGGTACGGGCGTTCCCACGGCCAGCGCCGGCTATCCCTGCGTTGACCGCTTCTTCGTCTATAGCACTGGCGCGAATGTCACGGCCGCCCAAGTGGCTGCAACCGGGGCTACTCCTTTTCTTCTTCGGATTACCGGGGCTGCGTCTGTTACCGCAGTTGGTGTTGGCCAGCGTATCGAAACCAACAACAGCATCGACCTTGCTGGGCAGACCTGCACACTCTCGGTCGAGCTTGCCAATTCTCTGCTGACGACGGTGACATGGACGGCAAGTTACGCCAATACAACCGACACATTCGGCACCATCGGCACGCCCACCAAAACGCAAATTGCCACTGGCACCTTCACCGTCACTAGCACGCTGACGCGCTACTCCGTTAATATTGCGGTGCCGTCAGCCGCAACCACAGGAATTGAAATCCTATTCACCGTTGGCGCGCAGACCAGCGGCACTTGGGATATTGACAACGTCCAGCTTGAAGTCGGCACCGCCGCCACACCGTTTGAACGTAGGCAGTTCGGGCAGGAGCTGATGCTGTGTCAGAGGTATTACTGTCGAACAACAGCAACAGCCCGCTTCCCCGCAACAGGTAGCCAGAATTTTGAAACTCCTATATTTTGGCCGGCAAATATGCGCGCCGCTCCCACTGTATCATCCAGCGGGGGAACGCAAGCGAATACGTCTGTAACCTTCCCACCATCGGCAGAAAGTGCAACAGTTTATGGTGCAAGATTTTCTCTTGTTAGCGCGGGAACTGGGGATTGTTATTCTCTTAACAGGGATGTTTTTTCGTCAGCGGAGCTTTGACCATGTACGCGAACGCTCAGTACTACAACGACCCATCCGGCAATCCAACAGGCATCCGCTGCGACATCAACGGCGTGACCAGCTTCGTCCCACTGGACCCTGCCAACACCGACTACCAGAGCATCATGGCTTTGGTTGCGGCGGGGGAGCTGACCATCGCGCCTGCTGACCAACCTGCTTCAGGAGCAGCCTAATGCCAGTCATCATCAACGGCTCCACGGGTATCTCTGGCACGGACGGATCTGCGGCCACTCCCGCCGTTCAGGGCAGCGACACGAACACCGGGATGTTCTTCCCCGCCGCTGACACCATCGCCTTCGCAGAGGGTGGTGTGGAGGCGGTGCGGATGGATTCCAGCGGGAACGTAGGCATTGGGACGACGACGCCCATTGGTAAAGTAAGTGCAGAGCGCGCATCTGGATCGGCTGGTTGGGCGTATCACATCAAAGCAACCGGCGTCACAAATGACTCCGGCTTCTTCATGACCGCTTCTAACAATATGGAAGTGGTTTTGCGTGATAACTCTGGGAACTTATCTTTTCTCACGAACACCGGAAATAACCTTATTACCGTCGTCGGTGGCTCTGAGCGTGTTCGCGTCACCGCTAATGGCGATGTTCTGATTGCATCAACGTCGGGGCTTGTGCCCGGATATGCCACGGGATCGGGCTTTGGTGTGCAGTCCAACGGTGTCTTTTCTAACGGGAGGTCTGGCGGTTCTGACAGCGCATATATGCAGCGCGATGCGGCCGGAAGTTATTTTGCGTTTTGGTACGGCAACCTGAATTCAACGCCCGCAGGGGTGGGCGGTATTACCACGAACGGAACGAACACGTCGTACAACACCTCGTCCGATTACCGTCTCAAGCATGATATGCAGCCGCTAACCGGAGGTCTTGCGACCATCGGCGCTCTCAAGCCCTCTACCTACAAATGGAAATCCAATGACAGCTACGGCGAAGGCTTTATCGCCCATGAGCTTGCAGAGCACATTCCGCTTGCCGTGACCGGTGAGAAGGATGGGTTAAACGAAAACGGCTCCATCAAGCCGCAGGGCGTGGACTACAGCAAAATCGTCGTTCACCTCGTCGCCGCCGTTCAGGAACTCAGCGCGAAGCTAGAAGCGGCGGAAGCCCGCATCGCAACTCTGGAGGCCCGCTGATGAGCACCTTAAAAGCTATCAACGTCACGCACCCCTCCAGCGCCACGAACAACATCGTCACCGACGCCAGCGGGAACGTGTCCATCGGCGGCACGCTGTCGATCCCCGGCACGTCTGCCTCAGTCGGTGCGATTGTCACCGACATCGCTGAGGTGGTGACCATCTCCGCTACGGCGGCGACGGGCACCATCAACTATGACGTGACGACGCAGGCTGTGCTCTATTACACGAGCAACGCCTCCGCAAACTGGACGGTGAACTTCCGTGGTTCGTCCGGCACGTCTCTCAACACGCTGATGTCTACGGGCCAGTCCATCACCGTTGCGTTCTTGGTCACGCAAGGGACGACTGCTTACTACAACAACGCTGTGCAGGTTGATGGCTCGTCTGTGACGCCGAAGTACCAAGGGGGTACGGCGTGGACGGGTGGTAACGTGTCCGGAATTGATGCTTATGTTTACACGATCATCAAGACCGGGAACGCTGCGTTCACCGTTCTCGCTTCGCAAACCAGATTTGCGTGAGGCTAATCAATGCCCGTCATCTCGACCCTTGGTTCGCTTTCGTCTCGGGGCTTCGGCGAATTCCGGCGCATGGGTGGAGGGAGCGCCCCGACGACTGTTGACTATCTTGTAGTTGCGGGCGGCGGCGGCGGCGGATTTTATGGCGGCGGGGGCGGCGCAGGTGGTTATAGAACCGCGTCAGGGTTCTCTGTTACGCCGGGTTCAACTGTCAGCGTCACTGTTGGCGGCGGCGGCAGCGCGGCAGCGCAAGGCAGCAGCAGCGCGTTTGGTTCTATTTCGTCCACAGGCGGCGGCGCAGGCGCAGCGGCTGGTGGCGGCGGCGTGCAAGCCGGTGGCGCTGGCGGATCTGGCGCTGGTTCTCGCTTTGGTGGCGCGGGAGGCTCGGGCAACCAAGGTGGATATAGCCCGGCAGAAGGAAGCAGCGGCGGCGGCAGCAATTCATCTGCAAACTTCGCTGGCGGCGGCGGTGGCGGCGCAAGTGCTGTTGGTGGAACGGCTGCTGGGAGCACTGCGGGAGTGGGCGGCAACGGCAGCGCATCGTCTATTTCAGGATCTTCTGTAACTTACGCTGGCGGCGGCGGCGGTGGCGGCGCTGGCACAGTTACTGCTGGGTCGGGCGGCTCCGGCGGCGGTGGTGCGGGCGGCGCGACCAACCCGTCAACTGGGACGGCTGGCACTCCGAACACGGGCGGCGGCGGCGGCGGCGGAAACTTCTCTGGCGGCGCTGCTGGCGGCTCCGGTATCGTGGTTATCCGCTACCCCGACGTATTCGCGGCTGCGGCATCGACCACTGGCTCACCGACGATCACGGTTGCAGGTGGCTTTAGGGTCTATACATGGACCGGATCAGGTAGCATTACTTTCTAAGAGGGGACCATGGCGCACTTCGCAGAATTGGATCAGGACAACACCGTCCTTCAGGTCATCGTTGTCAGCAACAATGACGTGAACAACCTCCCGTTCCCGGAAAGCGAGCCTGTCGGCATCGCGTTCTGTCAGTCGCTGCTCGGCCCGGACACACGATGGGCGCAGACATCCTATAACGCCAACTTCCGCTACAACTACGCCGGGATTGGCTACACTTTTGACCCGACGCCTGCGCCGAATGGCGCGTTCATTCCGCCCAAGCCGTACCCGTCTTGGCTGCTGGACACCAACACGTTCCAGTGGGAGCCGCCTGTTCCTTATCCGAGCGATGGCGGCATGTATGAATGGGATGAGGCCACGCAGACGTGGGTTCCGTGCCTACCGAATAGTTAAGGGTAACCGGCATTGAGGGGGAGAAAAGATGCCGCTGAAGATTTGCGTTTACGCCATATCCAAGAACGAAGAGCACTTCGTAGAGCGTTTCTGTGAAAGCGCCAAAGATGCCGATCTGATCCTCATCGCAGATACGGGGTCAACCGATGGCACGGTGGAAAAAGCTGCTGAGTGTGGGGCTCGTGTTTACAGCATCCACATTTCTCCTTGGCGTTTTGATACTGCCCGGAATGCTGCTCTTGCTCTTGTCCCGGCTGATGTCGATGTCTGTATTTCCCTAGACATCGACGAGGTTCTGGAACCCGGATGGCGCGAAGAGATTGAGCGCGTGTGGAAGCTGGGCGAGACGACCCGGCTTCGGTACATGTTCGACTGGGGCTGCGGGATCAAGTTTCGATACGAGAAGATCCACGCCCGGCACGGGTATCGGTGGCACCATCCCTGCCACGAGTACCCAGTCCCCGATGGTCGCATCACTGAGGTCTGGGTCGACACTGACGCGCTGCTGGTGTCGCACCACCCGGACCCGACCAAGAGCCGTGGCCAGTACATCGACCTTCTGACCATTTCGGTTCAGGAAGACCCGCATTGCCCGCGCAACGCCTTCTACTATGCCCGAGAGCTGACCTTCCACAATCGATGGGAGGAGGCCATCGCGGCGCTGAAGCGATACTTGGATCTGCCGGCGGCGACATGGCAGAACGAGCGGTGCTACGCGATGCGTTTGCTCGGGAAGTCCTACCAAGAACTGGGCAACGCGTACGAGGCCGAGAAGTGGCTCCACATGGCCTGCGGCGAGACCCCCAACACGCGCGAGCCGTGGTGCGATCTCGCCATGCTGATGTATCGCCAGAGCCGTTGGGAAGAGTGCTTTGCGGCATCCACGCGGGCTCTTAAGGTCGTGGACAAGGACTTTGTGTACACCTGCGATCCGGCGGTTTGGGGTTACTGGCCGCATGATCTGGCGGCCATTTCGTCTTGGAATCTTGGCCTGAAAAACCTCGCAGTGTATCATGCCACTAACGCTGTTTCGTTTGCACCGGACGACGCCCGGCTGCTCAACAATCTGAACCTCATGCGTAGCGATGGGGGCGAGACGTGAGGATAGCAATGGACACGCAGTTCCTGTTCAATCTATTCGCGGGCCTCGCCATCGGCGTTGGCGGCTGGTTGGCTCGGCAACTGTGGGACAGTGTTCAGAAGCTGAAGGAGGATGTCCACCAGATCGAGGTGGACCTCCCCCGTCATTACATCCGCAAGGACGAATTTAAGGATGTCCTGAAGGAGATTCGAGACATCCAAGCGGAGATTTTTCGCAAGATCGATGAGCTTAGAAAAGAGAAGGCTGATAAATAGGAGCTATTGATGCTCAAGCATGGCAACACACCAATCACAACGGTCTTCATCCACTGCTCGGCCACGCAGCCGGATTGGATGGAGGGGAAACCGCTATCCTCTAAGATCGCGGAGATCACCCGCTGGCACAAGAAGCGCGGCTGGGGAACCATTGGCTATCATCACGTCATTGACCGTGATGGAACGGTGGCCGAGGGCCGCGACGAAAGCACGCCGGGGGCTCATGTCGCCGGCCACAACACTGGTTCCCTCGGCATCTGCCTGATCGGCGGTCACGGGTCGAGCGAGAACGACCGTTTCGGGGAACATTACACCCACGAACAAGAAGTCGCTCTCTTCAACCTTATCCAAGACATCAAGACCCGCGCCAACATCACCCAGATCCGAGGGCACAACGAGGTCGCCGCGAAGGCGTGTCCGGGCTTCAACGTCAAGCGATGGCTGCAGGGCAAATCCGCAAAGCCGAAGCTGACTGAGAGCAAGACCGTGCAGGCCAGCGCCATCCAGATCGCCTCCGGGGCGGGCGCTGCGGCCACGGCGGTTGGCGCACTGGACGGCTACGCGCAGCTTGTTGTCATTGGTCTGGCGTTCGTCATCATCGCTGCTGGCGCATGGATTATGCGTGAGCGCATCCGCAAGTGGGCTCGGGAGACATCCTCATGATCTGGCTGCGTTGGATCTTCTCTCCGGTGGGGCGCTGGCTGGCGACCATTGGAGCCGCCTTGTCCATCTTGTCGGCGGCCTATCTGAAGGGCCGTGCGGAAGGTAAAGCAGCTTTAGAGCAGGATCAGGCGCGGGAGCGCGAGCGGAGGGCGAAAAATGCGATTCAAGCTGATGATGCTGTGCGCCGCGACATTGCTGCTGGTGGGTTGCTCAAGAACGACGGGCACCGGCGGGATTAACGAGTGCGACTTCTGGCGGCCAATCAGCTGGAGCCAGAAGGACACGCCCCAGACAATCACCGAAGTGAAGATCAATAACGCCAAGCGGGCGGCGTGGTGCAAGTAGCCAAAATCGTGTAAAGTCCAGCAAAATCGGCGGGATCATCATGACGACAGGCTTAACCTACACAACATACAAGTCGCAGATTGCGACGATGGCGGTCGTCGAGGAGTCAGATCCCAACTTTCTGACCATCCTGCCCATGATGATTGATTACGCCGAGTTGCGGATGTACCGCGACTTGGACTTCCTGTTCACTTCCACCACAAACAGCACGCAGACCTGCGTCGTCGGTAGCCGGCAGATCACCGTTCCGGTGGGCACGTTCGTCGTCACTGACCAGATCAACGTCATCTCCCCAGCCGGTACGGCGAACCCGGACGCTGGAACCAGAAACGCGCTCCTGCCGACGACGAAAGAGTTCCTTGACGCGGTGTACGGGACACCAAGCGCCCCCGGGCTGCCCAAGTTCTACTGCGCATTCAACGACAACGTGTTCCTGATCGGGCCGTTCCCGGATCAGGCATATCGCGTCGAAATCACAGGCACCTTCAGGCCGGCGTCGCTCTCGGTCAGCAACCCGACGACGTTCATCAGTCAGTACCTGCCCGATCTCTTCGTGATGGCGTCGATGGTCTACATTTCTGCATACCAGCGTAATTTCGGGCGTGCGAACGACGACCCTCAAATGGCGATCACTTACGAGAGCCAGTATCAGGGCTTGCTGAAGGGCGCTGCTGTCGAAGAGGCGAGGAAGAAGTACGAGGCGTCTGCTTGGTCTTCGCAGTCCCCGTCGCCTGTCGCCACCCCGACGAGGTGATGCATGCCCCATAATTCCTTGCGTCTCATCCCCGGCGTTGATCAAAACAAGACCCCGGCCCTCAACGAGGCCGCAATCTCGACAACCAGCTTTGTGCGGTTCATCCCCGACCGCACGCTCGGTGGCCTTGTTCAAAAGCTCGGCGGCTGGACGAAATTCTTTCCGAACCAGATCGGCTCGACCATTCGAGCCCTGTGGGCGTGGCAGGACATCAACTCCAACTCATGGCTCGGCGTGGGCGCAGATCAGTCCCTGTCGGCAATCGTGGACGGCGGCGCTAAGACAATCACGCCCCAAACGACAACGGCATCAACATCCATCGGCGTGACGGGCGCGTCTTGGTCTGGTGGCGTCGCGACACTGACATTCTCGACTTCGTTTCCGTTTCAGCTGGGAACGACCGTCGTCGTGAGCGGTATAAACCCATCCGGGTATAACGGAACGTATGTTCTGACTGTCGGTGGTTCGGGCAGCATCTCGTACGCGAAAACGCCTAACCCCGGCGCGTATGTGAGCGGCGGCACAATTGTCAGTGCGCAGGGCGTTCCCGTGTCGTTCAGCACGATAGCGGGTAGCTCTACTGTTACCATTGACGACACGGGAAGCACTCTTGACGCCTTCGATGTCGTTGACATCAAGACACAGGTGAGCGTTGGCGGCCTGATCCTTTTTGGTCTGTACCGCGTCACTCCGATTTCGGCGAACCAGTATTCCATTCAGGCGCGCGATGTTCTGGGCAATCCAGCATACGCAACATCGACCGTGTCTGGTGGCGGGGCCGTACCATCCTTTGCTTTCAGTACAACCAACCCCTCTACCGTCACTGTCACGCTTGCCAACCATGGTCTTCAGGTTGGTGATACCTTCCCCGTCCTTGTCCCTGTTGTGGCGGGCGGCGTCACCGTTAGCGGAAACTATCTGGTTCAGTCTCTGGATAGTGGCTCTCCAACCAATATCTTCACCATTCAAGCCGCAAACGCTGCAACTACAACGCCGACACTTACGACGTCTGGCACGGGGTCTGTCGCAACTCTGACCTTTGCTTCAACCTACACTGTGCCTGTGGGAAGCACGATTGTCGTGGCGGGCGTGACACCGGGCGGCTACAACGGCACCTACACGGTCACTCGATCCTCGGCGGGCAGCGTCTCTTACGCCAACGCAACGACAGGCGCTCAGACTGTTGCCGGAACAATTTTTGTCAGCGTTGTGCGGGAGAACAACAATCTTGCTGGACTGGTTTATTTCAACGGTGTTGGGCCGCTTGCAATCAATTCCGGTTACGGCGTCGGCGGCTATGGGACTGGTGGCTACGGCTCCGGCATTCCCCCTGCCGCCGGAACTGGCACGCCGATCACCAATGTAGTCGACTGGTCTCTCGATAACTGGGGAGAGACGTTGATTGCGTCTCCTCTGGATGGTCCTATTTACGAGTGGTCTCCGTCCGCCAACAATCCTATTGCGACCGTCATTCCAGAGGCCCCTCAGGTCAACGAGGGCTTCTTTGTGGCGATGCCGCAGCAGCAAATCATCGCCTACGGCAGCACGTTCAACGGCGTGAAAGACGCGCTGCTTATTCGCTGGTGCGATGTCGCCAACTACAACTCGTGGGTTGGCCTCGTCACCAATCAGGCCGGCAGCTATCGGATACCGAAGGGCTCTCGCATTGTTCAGGGTATTCAGGGGCCGCAGCAAGGTCTTATCTGGACGGATCTCGCCATCTGGGCGATGCAGTACGTCGGGCCGCCCTACGTCTATCAGTTCAACGAACTCGGCACTGGCTGCGGCCTGATTGGTCGCAAGGCGGCTGCGTCGATCAACGGCGTGGTCTATTGGATGGGCCAGAGCCAGTTTTTCCGGCTTGCCGGCGGTGGCGTTGAGCCCATCCGCTGTCCAGTTTGGGACGTTATTTTCCAAGATTTGGACACGAACAATCTCGATAAGATCCGCGTTGCGCCAAATTCCCGCTTTGGTGAGATCTCGTGGTTCTATCCGACCAAATCAAACGGTGGCGAGGTGAGCCACTACGTCAAGTACAACTTCATCCTTGACCAGTGGGACTTCGGAACGCTGGCCCGGACGGCTTGGATCAATGAGAGCGTTCTTGGTCCTCCGATTGGTGCCGCTCCAGACCAGTTCATCTACCAGCACGAGACATCGACGGACGCAGACGGTCAGGCCATCAATGCAAGCTTCCAGACGGGCTACTTTGTCCTGACGGAAGCAAACGTGAAGATGTTCATTGACCAGATCTGGCCGGACATGAAGTGGGGATACTACGATGGAACACAGAACGCGCAGATCCAACTGACGTTCTTCGTGGCCGACTACGCCGGCCAGACGCCCCTCCAATATGGGCCGTTCCTCATGACGCAGGCGACCACGTTCATAACGCCCCGTTTCCGTGGTCGCCTCGTTTCGATTAAGGTCGAAAGCAACGATATCGGGTCGTTCTGGCGACTTGGGAACATCAGGTATCGATACCAAGAGGATGGCCGCTATTGATGTTTAGCAAACTCGCCATCGTTTTTGAATGGAGTCAAGTATGGCCTCTCTTGGTGATTTGTTAACCACCCAAAAGAACGGCGTTGTCGCCATCAACAACATATTTCAGGCGCTTTCCGCGCTGAACCCGACTGTTACTTCGGCAACCGTTACTTCATCCACCCTCGTCATCACCGGCAGCGGTCGATTGATTTCGTTCTCGGTTGTTGTAGCTGGCAGCGCGAACGGCCTGATCTACAACGCCGGCACACCCTCTGGGGGCGCGCCGGCAAACGCTCTTGTCACGACGCCCGCCACGGTTGGCGTTTATGCGGTAAACATGGTCTTCACCGACGGGTTGGTTATTGCTCCGGGAACGGGGCAGTCAATCAACGTCACCTATTCGCAGGGGTAAGAGATGCCGCTCAAGAAGGGTTCATCTCAGAAGACGGTCAGCTCCAATATTTCAGAGTTGGTCCACTCTGGTCGCCCCCAGAAGCAGGCGATAGCCATCGCCTTAAAGACCGCGCGGGAAGCTCGCGCTATGGGCGGTATGTCTCCTCCGAAGCCGCAGATACCCACTGCCTCAAAGCTGCACGTTGGGCCGATTCACTCGCCGGTTGCCGGGCGCACGGACCACTTGCCTATGCACGTTCCGTCTGGCTCGTATGTGATCCCCGCAGACATTGTTTCCGCGCTTGGCGAGGGAAATACGATGGCGGGGTTTCGCACTGTCAAGACGATGTTTGGCAAAGCGCCAGCCGGCGCGTATGCCGAGGGCGGATCTGTTGGCGAGCCAGTGGCTATCGTCGCGGCTGGTGGCGAGTACGTTCTGACGCCGGACGAGGTTGCGTGGGCTGGCGGCGGAGACATGGATGCCGGCCACAAGGCGCTCGATCAATGGGTGAAGCAGACCCGAGCGGAGACGATTAGTACGCTCAAAAAGCTACCGGGGCCTCGCCGTGACTGAGGCAAATAAGGGGAGAACTATGACGAACGAACTGAAGGTCTGGGTAGGCACACCAGAAGACGTTTATGACATCATGGAGCTGGCGCTCGCGGCGTGCGACGAGAACGGCTTCGTTCAGCCGAATCCGGAGCGACTGCTTGGGGAGATATGGCCAGCCCTTAATAGAGACAAAGGGATCATCGGGATCGTCGGGGTTCCGGGGCAGAAGCCGCAGGGAGCCATTCTTTTGCGAATTGGCAACATCTGGTATAGTGATGCGGAAATACTTGAGGAGCGTGCCGTTTTTATTCACCCGGATTATCGCTCCGCCAAGGGTGGAAGGGCTCGCAAGCTTTGCGAGTTTGGAAAGAAGGTGTCCGACGAGTTGGGGATACCGCTGACTATCGGCGTTCTCTCCAACGAGCGGACAGAGGGCAAGATCCGAATGTACGAGCGGATCTTTGGTAAGGCCTCCGGGGCATACTTTCTATATGGCGTCAGGACCGGAGAATGGCGTCAGGCTGCTGAATAATTTGAGGGACTTAAGATGAGCGGCGGAAAGACCCAAACATCTACTCAGCAGGTTCAAATTCCGCCGGAGGTAATGGCGCGTTACAACGCCGTTAATGCGCGAGCGGAAACCGCCGCCGCTCAGCCCTTTCAGGCTTACAGTCAAGACCCCAGCGCGTTCGTTGCGCCGCTGACGCAGACGCAGCGCTCCGCCATTCAGAACATCAATCAGTCGGCTGGGATGACCCAGCCGTACTTCCAGACCGCCGCCGGGCTTACGCTTGGTGGCGCTCAGGGCGTTGGGCCGCTGACGCAGCAGCAGATCGGCTACTATCAGAACCCGTTCACGCAGTCGGTCGTCGGCTCCACGCTGGCAGGCCTTCAGCAGCAGCAGGGGCAGCAGCTCGCCCAGCAGCAGGCCGAAGCAATCAAGGGCGGGGCCTTTGGTGGCGACCGGGCGGGCATTCAGCGCGCCCAGCTTCAGGGCCAGCAGAACCTTGCCACGGCGCAGGCGATCTCGCCGCTTATGATGCAGGGATACCAGCAGGGCGTCCAGACGGCGATGGGCCAGCAGAACGTCCTCGCGCAGGATCTCCAGCGCCAGTTGGCGGCTGGTCAACAGCTTGGCGGTCTTGGCGCTCAGTCGCAGCAGGCGGCGTTGGCCGGAGCGCAGGCCCAGCTTGGCGCGGGCACCGCAGAGCAGCAGACGGAGCAGGCTGGCAAGCAGGCTCTCTACAACCAGTTCCTTCAGGAGCGTGGCTATCCGTTCCAAGTCGCTCAGTTCCTCGCAAACATTGCGATGGGTACTGGTGCGCTGTCTGGTTCCACGACCACCACAACGCAGCCTGCCCCGTTCTTCTCGGACGAGCGCGAAAAGACCAACATCCAACCCCTCGGGGATGGTCTCTACGCCTACGACTACATTGACGACGTGCGTCGCGCTGAAGAAGAGGGCCGGCCCATGCCGCCCAAGCGCGTCGGCCCCATGGCACAGGACATCGAGGAGCGCGCCCCCGGCCTCGTTGGTGACGTAAACGGCCACAAAGTGGTGGATATGAACTCCATGGGCGGCCTCGTTGGCCGCTCTGGCGCATACGCGACAGGCGGTCAGGTTGTCGGCGACGCCGATATGCAGTCGATCCTAGCTGCAATTGGCCAGCCGCTCGCATTCTATGGTGGCAAGGGCATCTACGGCGGAGCGGACAAGGGTGGCGTCGGCGCGGCTGGCTATATTCCGCAGTCGCAGATTGCGCAGCCAAAGCTTATTACGGCTGGTGGGTTGCCTGCGCAGCGCGCTTCTGGCCTCTCGGAAGCCGCGCAGACGGGATCGCAGATCGCCGGCCTCGTTAAGATGGGCAAAGAGGGCTACGACTACCTGCGTGGAAATCGACCCGGCGCTGCAACGGCCTCCGCAAAGACCCCGTCCGTTGAAAATGTCGCCAAGCCGGGCGTTGCTGGGGGCACTCCCATCGCCAGCGCTCCACCTGCAAGCGTCGGCCTCGCCAGTGCAGAGATCCCGGAGGTCGAGGACATCACGAGCATGTTCGCTGCCCGTGGCGGCCTGATCCGTGGCCACTACGATCTCGGCGGATCACTGCCTTACGCGACCGAAGAAGTGGGCAAAGACCCGCTTCAGGAAATTGGCGAGGACGACAACCAGAAGTACGAGATGCTGAAGCCCGCGTCTCCGCCTCCCAGCTCTGGCGGCAGCGGGCTTGGCGACATTGCAAATCTCGCCAAGATTGGCGCGACCATCTTCTCAATGTCCGACGCCCGCATGAAGGACAACATCGAGCGAGTCGGCGAGCTTTACGACGGCCAGCCGATCTATCGCTACAACATGAAGGGCTCGCCCAAGACCCAGCTCGGCCTAATGGCGCAGGATCTGGAGCACAATGGCCATGGCGACGCGGTCGCCGGCCTCGGCGGCCTCAAGATGGTTGATTACAAGCGCGCCACCGACGTGGCGGCGGGCCTCGCGCCTCGGCAGGGCTATCAGGCTGGTGGATCTCCGACCAGCGACGGCATGTCGGATGAGGACTACGCCATCAGGACCATCGCCGCAGAGATGAGCGGCGGCAATCCTGAAGAGGCGCGGGCAATTGCACATGTGATTGAGAACCGTCGCGCCTCTGGTCGGTGGGGCGATACGTACAGGGGCATTGTTCAGGCTCCTCGGCAGTTTGAGCCGTGGTCGAACCCGGAAGCGCCAAACTATCCAATGAGATACGCAGCCGACAGCCCCCGCTTCCAGATGGCGCGCGACGCTCTTACTGCTGCGCGGGGTGGCGAGGACATCACTGGCGGGGCGTTGCATTTTTATGCCCCCGCAGCTCAGGCTCAATTGGCGCGAGATCGTGGCGACCGCGAGCCCGTCCCCTCGTGGGCGAAGGATCGCGAGTACACTGACTTCGGGCCGACGCGAATTGTTCGCGGCGTTGATGTCGGTGGCGCGCGTCCCGCCGGGGTCGTGCGGGCATCCAATCCCACCGGCGTCGTTGCCGAGCGCGTGACGCCCGGCCTCGCCGGCCCCGGTCGCGGCCCAATGGATCCGGCCTCCGCACCGTTCTTGACGCTCGCCCGCCGAGCGTTTGGCATGGAGGGTGAGGGAACGCCAACACAAAAGGCGCTGACCTCCGAGAACTTCGTGGTTCCTGTTCTCGCCGGCATTGGCTCGATGCTGTCTTCTCGCTCGCCCTATCTTGCCAGCGCAGTTGGCGAGGGCTTGGTGGGCGGCACAGGGGCTTACACCGCTCTCCAGAAGCAGCAGCAGGAGATGGGCGAGAGCAGGGCGCGGACAGAAGCCCAGATGGCTGACATCTCCCAGAAGGCATTCTTCGAGTACGCGGGTCGCGGCATGGTTCGCTTCCTCAAGCCTGATGGCAGCTACGGCACCATGGGCTTTGCGGATTACTTCTCGCTTCCTCGCGACAAGCGCCCGCCGGTTGATCCGCGCTTCAGGGAGTATTTGGAGTCAATCGAGCCGACGTATCGCAAGCAGGCAGCTCCATCGGTTGCGGCTGGGGCCACCGGCACGCAGCAGCCTCCTGCTGGCGGATCCACGCCCCCGGCTCCCACTACAGAGCAACCGGGCAGGCCCGTACCCTCGGAGGCCGGCGCAACTCGCCCAAGCGGCATTCCGACAGCCGTCGAGCTTTCCCCAGAGGACCGCACCAGCGCATTTGAGCTGGCGCGTCGGGTTTCGCTTGAAGGCCGCCAGTCCCTTGAGGACCGCAGAAAGAGCGACTTCTTCCAGCCCCAGAGGGCGGCGGCTACAGCCTCTCAGGGTGTCATTCAGGCTACCCTGCCCCTGACGGCAACGATCCTCTCTCTGCCTCGTGGGCAGAGCCTCGGCACGAGCGGCCCCTTCACGCAGGCCATAGCGCCGTATGTCGCCGCGATGAACAACCTCGTCGAGGTTGCCACTGGTCGGATTGGGGCGGTCATTGACCCTGAAATCCTCGCCTCGCGCGAAAGCGTTGAGAAGGAAATCAACAAGCTTCGCGGTCAGACCACCTCCGAGGCCGGGCAGCGCGCTGTTGCGGCGCTTGAGGAGATGGCCAAGAGCCTTGTCAGCCTAAAAAACGCGCCGGAAGGCCAGCGTAAGATCCTCGCCAAGGTTCTCACTGACACGCAGCGCAACATCGACAAGGACCGCTGGTTCTCGCAGTGGATTGAGGCGGGATCTACGGCTCCGGGCGGAGAGCGTGGCGTGTTCTCTGACTACGCTCGCTTGACCGGCCAAGAGGCCAACCAAGAGTTTGACCGCCGCTATGGCGAGCCATTCTTCGCGCAGGATCGCAGCAATCTTGAGAAGATGATGGACACCCGGCTGGAGGGGACGACATCTGTTGGCGGTCAGCCCATGACTGTTTTTGAATACGTCGCCAAGAATGCCGCTCAGCTCCCGGCTGAACAGATCTTGCAGATCGCAAGCCAGTTCGGAGAAAACACATTGCGCTACTTTGGCATAGACCCGAACCGCGTTCGCCAGCTTCGCCAGCAGACGGAGAGCCGCCGTGGCTGATCAAATTCAGCTTGCCCAACTCATTGAGGGGCCTCTCCGTTTCATTGAGCCGGAGCCTCGCCGCGAACCCGCGCCGCCCAGCTCTGGACCCCTGAGCGGGCCTCTCAAGTTCGTAGAGCCTGAGCCGCCGGCACCTCCGCCGACGCCAGAACAGAAGCGTGAAAACATTCAGAGCACGGCTCGGGATGTTGGCATGAGCGCGCTGGCCGAGGCCGGGCGCTCTGTTCCCTCCCTTATGCGCGGAGCAGCCGGCAGCGTTGAGCGCACGGTCGGCTACGACCTCCCCACACTGGGGCGAAATCTTTTCTACAGCGGCATGGAAAAGGCGGATCTTATTTCGCCCGCCGAGGCACGGAAGCGTCGCGAAGCTCCGCTCTTTGGGCTTGAGCTGACACCCGAGCAGAAGGCCGGGAATGTGTCTCCCTACTCAGGCCAGCCGACGTTCAAGGGCACGCGCGAGGAACTGAAGGCTCGCCCGGAGCTGTTCGGAACGCAGTTGCCTTTGCTGGCCCGTGAGCCAGAGACGCCCTACGGAAAGGTGGCGGAAGAGGCTGTCATGGGCGGCGTCACTGGCCTCCCCGGAGGCGTCCGCACTATGGCTGGCCGTGTACTGACTGGCGCAGCCGCTGGGGCGGCTGGCGAGACGGCTGGGCAGATTACAAAGGGGCAAGAGAACGAGCCTTTCTGGCGGCTCGTGTCGGCCCTTGGCGGCGGGTTCGCTGGGGCCAAGGTCGCCAATACGCTTTTACCGGCGGCCACCGCCCGTGACGAGATTGCTGACGCTCTCCTGCGAGACCAGAGCAAGGGCCAGTTGCGCATGACGCCGGAACAGGTCCGGCAGGCGATCAATGAGGGCCGCCCTGTCACTCTGACAGACATGGCGGGTCCGGAGACTATGCTCCTGATCCAGAAAAAGGCCGGGACTTCGTCTCTTAACCAGACGCGCCTCGCCCAGTTCAATGCCGATATGGCGGAGCGTGCTGGCCAAGCAGGCGACAGGGTTGATCAAACTGTCGCGTCTGCGGTTGGCCGCCCTGTGGATGCGGATGCGTTTACGCAATTTAAGCGTGAACAGGGCAATATCACCCGCGACATCGTGTTCAATCTTGCTCGCTCAAACCCCAATGCAGACGCCATTCCCAGTGGAGTTCTGCGTGATCTGATGCGCGCGCCGTCCATGCAGGAGGCAATGCGGAAGGCGGATATTTCCGCTGAAGAGCTGACGCGCTTTAACATTAGGCCGTTTCAGGAAATTCCTGCGATCCCTGCTGTTGAAAGCAAGATTGTTCAGACGCCGCAGGGGCTCCGGCCCCAGCCGGGATCTCCCGGTCAGCCTGCACAAGTTATCGACGGCAATCTGAGCTACTGGCACAAGGTTGACCAGAAGTTCGGTGATATGATCGAGAAGGCTAAGCGGGAAGGGTCGAATGACCTTGCCGGCGAATATGCGGCGACCCGTAACGAGCTGCGCCAAAGGATCTACCGTGTTGTTCCGGAGTACGAAACAGCTCTCGGCGTAAGCCGCAGGACGTTTCAGGGAGAAAGCGCACCAGAGGCCGGCTTCAACTTCGCCCAATCTCTTTTCTCGGCGCAGCAGAACCCGTTTAAGCGCGGGGATGTGAGGCGCGAGTTTCAGTCAATGCCTCCTGAAAATCAGGAAGCCCTGCGCGTTGGTGTGGCTCACGCCATCTCGCAGAGGGCTATGAGTGGAAACATTGGCCCTCTAGCCAATAAGTTCCGCAACGATAAAAATTTTCAGCGCGACATGCGCACTGTTCTTGGCGATGACCGGTACTACCAGATTGCAGGGTCTGTGATAGCGGAGGACGTTCTTCGCCGCCTCCCGCAAATGCGCCCTGCTACTGGCGGCCCCACCGCCGGGACGGTTGGTGTTACTGCTGGACTGACTGCTGCGGCGATAGATAACCTACCCAACATCATTCAGATGCAGGCGGCCCTTCCGCCGGAGACAATCACAAAGGCGCTGATCGCCGCAGGCATCGGAGCTGCTGGAAAGGGCATGTACGCGGCGGCAGATCGTCGTGTAGCCAGCGCCATGATGCCTATGGTCCTCTCAAAGGATCCCAATCAGGTGGCTCAGTTGGCTCGACTAGTCGAGGAAAACGCAGTCGCCCGGCGCGTGTTCAATCGCATGAACACCACACTGGCGACCGCCTACGACCAGCATGTTCGCACTATGGAGAGAGAGCAGCAGCGCCCTGCCCGCGCAACAGGCGGCGCAGTGAACCTCCGCGAACTCGCCAAGACGGCGAAAAATCATGTAACATCAAGCACTGAAAAGCTCCTTAACGAGCACGACGATACCGTCGCCAAGGCGCTTGAAGTTGCCAACAAGCACATCTGAGGGGGCTTAAATGGCCAGTTCATTCACCACTAACAAGAACATCGAAAAGCCCGGCTACAACGACTACGCCGCCAACCCGACAGGCTGGTCGGGTCCGATCAACGCCGATTGGGACATCATTGATCGAGCGTTCGGTGGCGTCCTGTCGAAGTCCACGACTGGCGGCACGACGAACCTGACTATCACCGAGACTCAGAACCTCGTCATCGTGATCTCGGGCACGCTCGCTTCCAATGCGATCTTTACGTTGCCAGTCAACACTGCCGCGACAGGCATTGTCGCCGGCCAGTGGATCATTCGCAACTCGACTACGGGCAGCTTCACGGTCACGATTTCGCCGGTCTCTGGTGGTGGAACGTCAGTTCTGATCCCACAGGGGAGCACAGACACCATTTATTCTGACGGAATAAATGTGTCTCTCTCAAAGACAGCGCAACCCTCTTTCCCAGTCGGCGGAATCATTATGTGGTCGGGGTCAATCGCCACTATCCCGACAGGATGGTTTTTGTGCGATGGAGGTAACGGTACGCCGGATCTACGAGATCGGTTCATCGTTGGGGCGGGGTCGTCTTACGCCGTGGCCGCGACTGGTGGTTCGAGGGACGCCATCGTCGTCTCGCATACGCATACGGCTACGGTCAACGACCCGGGCCACGCACACTCATACTCGGCACTTGTGACAACCCAGCCGCATCCAACTGGGTCTGGAAGCAGCGAAGCGCGTGGATCTATTAGCGGCAACACCACCGGTGGAAGCGGGACGGGCATCTCTGTTTCTAACTCCCCGACTGGCTCGTCAGGGACGAACGCTAACCTGCCCCCGTATTACGCTCTCGCGTACATCATGCGTGGCGCTTACTAATGAAAAGACCCCCGGTGACAAGCCGGGGGTCAAGTCAGGGACACAGACAGGGTTAATCAGAGGAGGCTGATTAGCGCCTGCGAATAAGGCACCGAGAACATCTCGATGCCCTTCGGCTCGCGCCGAAGACCTGCGAGTTTACATCCTTCTCGCTGTAATCATAGCCGCATAACGCTGCTTATACCGCTCGGCGTTGCGATTGAGTTTCTTGTTCCATCCGCCGACGCCCGCCACATGGCACCGAGCCATTTCCTGTGTCGTGCGAACGCCGTGCTTGATGCACAAATTCATATGCGCGATCCCGGCGGCCACGCCATACTCGCACTCGTGGAGCCTAGCGGGGTTGTATCCAAGCCCTCTCGCGGATCCCGGCATGACTTGCATTACGCCCCTCGCGCGTCCATGGCGGGTGGATGGACCGGTGGCGCGGCAATTAAACCCGCTCTCCAGTTTGGCGATGCGAAGCGCGGCATCCACCCATTGCGGACCTAGCTTTTGCGCCGCCTGCCGAGCGACGATCTTCTGCACGTCTCCCCGCACTGCGGGGGCTGATGGTGCGGGCTGAGTGTGCTTTTCACTCCAGCTTCCCGACCTATCACGCGCAAAGAACTCGGCAGAGGACATTTCTGCAAATGCTGGCGCTGAAGACGCCAAGAGGGCCACAATCACGATAAGCGCTCGCATGCTAACTCCTGTTGCTGGCAGGACCATTCACTCCATAGGCACTGCGGTTGACGAAAAATGCTTTCTCACTTGCCGTACTTTTTCTCTATCTCTTCCAGAGTTAGAGACTTCACTTCAGCCAGCGTCACTGGCTTAAATTCATTTAGGATCTTGCTCTTCGCCGCGCCAGCGATTGCCTTCTGGCGTCTCTTCTCCGGGCTGTAGTTGCCCCGGTGCTGGCGTAGGGAGACTGGCTTCATGCTTGCTCCTTCCCGCAATAGCTCGTCTGCACCCGATACAGACGTTTGCAGAGCCTAGCCTGCAAACGCCGATGCACGGTATCCTCACTTCTGTTTGGACTCAAACACCCGCAACGCTATAGTCAACGCGGAGTTGTACGAAAGATCAAGCCCCATCGATTCCTTGACGTTCTTTCGGATCACATCAAGCCTATCGGCGTTTTCCTTGGATATTGATACGATTTTTGGGTTACCGACGCTCCTTTTTGGGCGACCAAGTTTAGCAATTTTCGCCATCTTCAAACCTCGCTGTTTGTGCGCCACGTTGCTGGTTCTGGTATTTGCCCCTGTAGGGCAGCTCTGTCGGTTCAGACAGAAGGTGGAAGATCACCTGAGCGATAGGTGATCCAGACTCGATCATGATCTCGCTGTAGCCGTGGTTAGTTAACTCTAATGTTAACCACCCCTGCCATCCGGGCTCGATCACGGTGTTCTGCACGGCAAGACCTTGGCGCGCCCACGTCGATTTGTCGTGGACGAAGCCGATAACATCGTCGTGCATGGTGAAGCGTTCCATTGTTGACGCCAGTGCAAAAGCCCCCGGCTTCAGCAAAATGCGCTCCGCTATCCTCACGTCATACCCTGCGGGTCCGAGGCCGTATGTCATGCCATTCGCCACCGCCCTCTCTGAGAACGGATCAATAATGCCTGCCTCTCTAAGTATTCTTGGAACTAGGATCATGCCGAATTTTTCCTTGTAGCTTTTTGTTGTTAGCGTGCGCCCACGAGTTGGCCTTATGGACCGCATACACAGAGCTGGAGTGGTCGCACTGCATCAGCTTGCCGATCTTCGGGTGCGACCAGCCCCGCAGGTACAGAACCCAAGTTATCGCTCTCCTGCACATGCAGATGCGATGTCGGCGCCCCTTGCCTATTACGGCTAACCAAGAAACATTGTACGCCAACAACATCGAAACGATTGAGGATCTCACGTCAGACGCTACGGCTGGCATGCCGTAGGCCAGAAGCGCAATCCTGCGCCTCTCTTTCTCCAGAGGGTCTTCTTCAATCTTTGGCGGTATCTTGATTGAGACGACAGGCGCACGTCTCGGCGCTATGCGGCTTTTCACTGCCGCATAGTGCGCCATTAACTCTTGGGCATTCATTCAGATCGCTTCCCTATCACTCGGTCGCGAATGTACTGGCGAAGCATCGCCTCTGTTGAGATCGCCACATCGTACTCAGACCAGACATCTGTCGGGTTCTCGTGTGGGCGATCCATTACCGAGCACCACGCCTCCCACAGCTCGGGATTGGCAAGGTGACAGGGCTCGTTACTTGCCCCCTCCATCGGGAGGGACAGTAGAAGATCCATTGCTGTCAGCGGCCCCATATCTCATCTCCGATGCAAAAGCTAAGTAGTTGATGGCGTCCAGATAGTTGTCGCGCTTGTCCCGGATGCCGGACATGCGCGCGAGCTTTGTAGCCGCAAGGATCATGGCGACATCGTATGCCGTGACCATGCGCCCGGTCGCCAGCGAAGCGATGGTGGCGATCTTGGTGAAGTTGTCCTCAATCCCGCCATAGTCTTCGCCGCGTTCATCAATCAAATATGCGCATTCTTTCAGTGTATTCTGCGGATCCATTTTATCTCTCCTCAAGCACGCGGATCTTGCCGATGAAAGAACAATTTATGATGCTAGTGCCGCGAAACTTGTACTTTCCAGCAGACTGAAAACGATCCTCTGCATCATAGTAGTATTCATTCACCATGATGAAGTCGTGCTTTTGCACGAAATGGTATAGTGCATCAATTGAGGTGATCGCATTCATCTCGCATGTGATCTGATGGACTGGCTTACCTTGGTTTGACGGCATGTGCATTGTCAGAAGAAACTTCATTTCATCTCCTTAACTCGACGACGACACAAACATACTCGCAGGTCGGCGAGGGCGTCAAGGACAAATTGTCTCGCAATTGACCACACAGACAATTTGTCTTAGTTTCCCGTCAGATAAGGGGTGACGCATGCCTGTTGTGAACTGGGACTTAATCGAGCAGATCGCTCATGAGCTTGGGGTGACGAAGTACGCCACCGCCAAGTGGCGGCAGCGCGGGCAAGTACCCTACAAGTGGCGACTGCCGATTGTTCTGAAGTCAGACGGGCGGATCCGCTGGGACCAGTACCACAAGATGGACAATCAGCGGCGCAGGGACGTTAACTGAGCCTTCGCGTCTTCCTGCCCGTGCGCGACGATCACCGTGTGGCCGATTGAGATCAGGTACTCTCGCCAGTCTTTTTGTTTCTGGCTCAGCGTGCCGCCGTCTACGCGCTTCATCTCAATCCACACCATCCACGCCGGGATGAGCAGGTCCGGCACGCCGGCTGTTGCGCCCTCCGCCTTCAAGCGGGCGGCTGTGGCCGGTGAGCGGGCTCCGCCATTGGGGATGGCGAAGATCCGCACGCCGGGGTGGTTCTTGCGAAACCACGAGACGAACTCACGCTGCTCAAGGTGTTCGCTCATGCCCGGAATATCCTCGTTCCGCCGCGCCAACCGCGCTCAAAAACAAACCACGAAAAATCGACCGTTCCACTGTGGCCCTTATCAAGATCCTGTTTGCCGGCGGGAAGCATCTTTAACCGCCCACATATGATGATCTCTCGTAGTAACGGAAGGAGGTCCGCGCGCTTTTTGGCGCAGGGCCATGTATGACGCAGAAGCGCATACACGCGACCGCGCTCGGGAAGAAGACTTAGCGCATGGCGAATGAATGCGTCGGAATCTTTGAACGGCGGGTTCATGACGATCGAGCGATACTGGACCTTTGGCTTAAAGGTCAGGAAATCAATTCCGCGCGCCACATCCGAGTGCTCCGCTCGGTTTATTGAAAGCTCGATGCCACAAACCTGATAACCGCGCTCCTTGAGCCCATCTATCAAAACACCATCGCCAGCGCCTGCATCAAGGATCGGTTCATTTATTGCGAGGTCCGTTAGGTCGGTAAGGCAATAAACAGCTTCCGGCGGAGAACGGTAAAAATCCTCCGCCTCTCGTTCGTTTTCTCGCGCGCCGTATTGGCCAAAGGAAGCCTTCCTCAAAACGGAAGCTCCTGCGTCCACTTCTCGCAGGCGTCTGTTGTTGCAGCAAATTCAGGCGGTGGCGTCATGTTAAACACGATGCACTCGCCCTTCAGGCTGTAGTTCTCGCATGTGTGGCAGCAGCGCGGCGGACCCTTTTGGGTCCACTCGCGCCACGCGACGACGAAGTCGGGCTCAGACGGTTTCTGCGACATTCCACTCCCTCTTAATCACGCGAAAATACTTTCCATCGAGGCGGTATTCAATCTGCTTTGGTGGCCGGCCAGCATTCATTTCCGTGGCGATGGAGTCAAGAGGCTGTAAGGATGGAGAAAGCGCGACCCGCGTCACGCCTGCGGCTACAGCCAAAGAGCGCAACTGCCTCGCCGCCTTGTCTCCCGGATACCCATCGTACCCGATTGTGAGGTACTCCGTCACTGGTGGATCCGACAGCGCTCCGTAATACGTCACCGCGATCATCTCCTTGCCGCTCGCCCGACTGGTGTGCGTGCGCCAGCGCCACGCTGACACATTCAGGACCGATCCCTCAACCCCCATGATGTCGATGTCGGACAGCTTCCACTTCTTCGGCGGCGGGGCCGGGAATGGCGTGCCGCACGACGGGCAGACCTTTGCGCTGGGGTGGCAAAGCTCGCCGCACTCCTCGCAGACCTTCACAGGAGGCTCACCAGACGCCTCCCCCTTCTTCTTGGGTGGCCTGACGGCGGTGATGGGGCCATGCGTCTCAACGACGCCCGCAAAGTCGAGAATGAGGCAGTGGTCCGTGTGCGACTTTGGTCGCATGCCACGGCCCGCCATCTGCACGTACAGGCTGGGGCTCATGGTGGGGCGCACCATGGCTATGAGATCGATGTCCGGGTAGTCAAAGCCGGTCGTCAGGACGTTGGCGTTCGTGAGCGCTTGGATCTTGCCGGCCTTGAAGTCGTTCAGGATCTGCTCGCGCTCCGCCTTGGGCGTCTTGCCGGTCACGCACTCGGCCTCAATGCCGCAGTCACGAAGTATCTCCGCCATATTGTTGGCGTGCTTGACGCCGGTGCAGAAGAAAAGCCACGCCTTGCGGTCGCCGGCGCGCTCGATGACCTCGCGCACCACGGCCTCGTTGGTGAGCTTGTTGTCCACGGCGGCCTGCAACTCACTCTCGATAAACTCGCCGCCGCGCTGATGAACCTTGGACACGTCCAGCTTGTTCTCGGTGGTCTTGCTTCGCAGCTTGGCGAGGAAGCCCTTGTAGATCAGCTCCTCGATGCTGACCGAGTCCAGCAGGGCGTGGAACAGCGCAGGCTCGTCGGTAATGAGCCCGTGGCCCAGCCGGTACGGCGTGGCGGTGAGCCCCACGACGCGCAGGCGGGGGTTGATGGCGGTCAGTTCCCGGATCAGTTTGCGGTAGCCGCCCTCGTTCTTGTGGGACACGAGATGGCATTCATCGATGATCACCAGATCGATGTGGCCAATCTCAGATGCCCGATCACGAATGGACTGGATGCCCGCGAAGGTGATCGGCTCCTCCAGATTCTTGCGACGCAGGCTCGCCGAGAACACGCCCAGCGGAGCGCCGGGCCAGTGCTGGAGCATCTTTTCGGAGTTCTGCTCGATTAGCTCCTTGACGTGCGTCAACATCAAGATGCGCGTCTCGGGATATGTCTGGAGAGCCCCCTTGCACAGAGCGGCGATGATGTGGCTCTTGCCTGCGCCAGTCGGAAGCACGAGGCACGGGTTGCCCCCGTTGCCGGCCTCAAACCAAGCGTAGAGTTCGTCTATGACGCGCTGCTGATAACCGCGGAGATTCATATGATGGCCTCGAAATAGTTCATTGGGATTAGGTAGCACTGCTCAATGTCTGCGGGATCGTTTCTATCTATCCTGCCTGCACGCACTATTTCAAAAGAAGGCCATTCTTTTGCACTTAGTGCGTATATGCCGTCGGGGAGGCTGATGGCCAGCGTGAACCACAGACCCTCCCCTGCGCAAACCCCCATGACGCGATCAATTTTCTGCCTGCTGATAAACAGGCCGCCTAGTTTTTGAAGCTGATCGAATGAGTACCTGCGGCACTTAATCTCCAAAAGCGCGACGACAGATCCATTGTGCTCGACCGCATAATCCGCGCTGTTGGTTGGATCCAGCTTTCTTACATGGCATCCCCAGAACTGGCTTATTTCGTTCGCCACTTTGGCTTCATTGCTGCGATCTTGTTCGGTCTCAT